CATCAACAAGAAGAGCAGAACACTCCAGCTGAGATAAAGATTAGTTTAGCATAGATGTCAACAGCAGAAGTTAAACTCCTACCTCATCAGATAGACTACCTACAGTCCGACACAAACACTATGCTAGTGGCAGGATTTGGTTGTGTTCACCCTGACACTAAGATTTGGACAGATACGGGACTTATTCGTATCGCTGATATAAAAGGTTCAACTCGTGTAGTATCCTACAATGAGAAAAGTCGGAAATTCCAGCTTTCTTTAAGTGGTGGTGCGTTCCCAAAAGGTAAGGCGAATCTTTACCGAGTTGTAACATCGCGAGGAGAATTTGTCTCAAGCGGGCATCACCGCTTACTTTCATCTTCTGGTAAGTATCAAGAGGTTTCATCTCTTGTCGCAGGTGAGTCGGTAGCTTTAGCTTCTCCATACCTGCTACAGAAAATCGAGGAATCTGACCAGTTATCGTCTCTTTTAGATGTTCAGAGTTACGAGAAAATAGACGAAGATTATCTGGTGAATTATGCAGACGAAGCCCGTCAATATGGTCGACAACTTCTTCAGGATTTAGATAGCGACCTAACTTCTCCTCCATCACAAGACGGTGTTCCAGAATCTTACATACATTCCGATTCTTCCGTTTACGAGCGTGAGGATGCCCCTCAGGAGCTGTCACAAGAACATAACCGTCACGGTCAATACTTCGACCACACTTGTACGAGCCATTCATCATGCCGAAAGAGCTTCCACGCTTCCGACGAGGTAGGTCGAACTTTAGAGCAACCTGTTTCTGTCTGTCATTCATTAGAATCTCCTAGTATTAAGTTTGATACCATTATACAGGTTTCGGTTGAGGGAGTTAGTAGTTATTACGATATGCAAGTGTTAAATACTAATAATTATGTGTGTGAGAATGGGTTTATACATCACAATAGTGGGAAATCTTATGCGGGGGTGATGAAGACTATAATACAGAAACTAAAGTACCCCCAACATCGTGTCGCAGTATACCTGCCGACATATAACCTGATTAGGGATGTGTCACTACCGATATTTACAGAGGCATTAGCAGCCTTAAATATTAAGTTTAAGTTGAACAAGGTTGATAAGACAATTAGCATCCCTAACAACTCTCAAATACTCTTTAGGACACTTTCAGAGCCTGAATTGATTATTGGTTATGAGACAGCATACAGCTGGATAGATGAGGCTGACCTCGTACCGAAAGATAAGATGGAGTTAGCGTATAATAAGATATTAGGTCGTAACAGAAGTATAGATAATGCTTTAGTAGATACTACATCGACACCTGAGGGGTTTAAATGGCTTTATGAGCAGTCGCAATCAGGGCGTTGGAATGTTATTAGAGCGAAGACAACGGATAATAAGTTCCTACCAGCTTCGTATATAGAACAGCTGAGAGAGCAGTATCCCGAAGAGCTTTTAAGTGCCTACCTGAACGGAGAGTTTGTAAACTTAACAAGTGGGTCAGTATATAGCCACTATGACCGAAAAGCTCACGACACTCAGAGAGTGATAGAGCCGAGAGACCTCTTACACATTGGTCAGGATTTCAATGTTGGTGGGTGTTGTTCAGCAGTATTTATTTTAGACCATAAAGGTAACCCACACTTGGTGGATGAGTTTACCTCATCGGATACTTATGATATAATAGCTCAGATACAAGAACGCTACCCGAAGCACTCGAATATTACGATATATCCAGATGCTTCAGGTTATCAGGGGAAAACGAACGCCTCAATGAGTGATATAGAACTCCTACAACGGTCAGGATTTAATATTAATGCTCCTAAAAGAAACGGTAAAGTTCAGGACAGGGTTAATGCTGTTAATCTCCTCCTGCAACAAGATAGGTTTAAAGTGAATACTAAAAAGTGTCCCAACATCGCTAGAGCATTAGAGCAACAAGCGTATGATGCGTCAGGACAACCTGAGAAATTTGCAGGAGCATCGACTAATGATGACTGGAATGACGCTATGGGGTATTTTTTAGTTAGGAAATTTGGTATAATAGAACAAAGAGTGGCACAACAGACACTAAAATTTGGGTAAAGGATAAAAGTTGACTCGAGAGAAGAAATTTAAAAATAGATATGATATGTATCACGGAAACTATAGAGGTCAAGCGTCTAATAGACTTAGAGAGATTTATAGTAAGGCGTCTGACATTGGTATGGATAAACAGCTTGATATGACTAATAACATATTCAGAGCAATAATTGATAAGACTTCTAAGGTCTATACAAATGGGGTTGTTAGAGAGATAGCTGACCCTCAGATTGAAGAGTACTATAAAGACTTGAGGCTTGACCAGTTTATGACTCAAGCGAATAAGTATTTGAATGCTTTTAATGATATTATTATTCAGGTAGTATGGGATGCAGATAGCAATAAACCGAAGTTAATCTTTAGGTATCCTCACAAGACTAGAGTAGAGTTGAATGAGTTTGATGAGCCTGTATCTGTAGAGTATTTTGTAAGCCCTGTAGAGGGTGATGATAAGAAAGAGAAGTGGGCTTATTGGTCAGCTACAGAACACTATTATAAAGAGTATTCTAATGACGGGTCTCACGAGAGAGCCGACATTAATGATGAGGGGATAAATCCATTTGGCGTACTGCCATTTATCTTTATGCAAAAAGGTTTTAGAGATGGTGATTTCTTTGACCAGTATTCAGGTACGGATTTAGTAGAAACAACACTAGATAATTCTATTTATAATACTTTCAAGAATTACTTAATTAAATGGCAGTCGTTTAAACAGATTGTAGTAGTTGGTCAGAATGTTGGTGAGATTAATGGTCAGATATTAGACCCTAGTTCAGCGATAACTGTAAGTGGTAGCGATGTAGACTTCCAACTGCTAGACTTACAAGCGAACTTAAAAGAGTTAGCAGATGTGTTGGATACAGCAATTAGTAAGATTGCTATTAACTACAATATATCTCCAGCACAGTTTAAGATGACTTCACAAGTATCTACAGGGTTTGCCTTGAAGATGGAGAACCAACAGTTAGATAACATTACTAGAGAAGCTCAGAAAGATTTTGTTTCTTATGAAAAGCAGTTACACGCCTTAATTGTTAAGTTAGGTAATACATATGGTAATAATTTCTCAGAAGATTTTGTAATAGCTTTCAACCCAATAGCTTACCAAGAGAGTGATGAGGCGAAATTAAACGCTCATGTAAGAGCTGTAGACTTAGGTCTTACAAATCCTGTTGAAATTATTTCTAAAGAGCGAAATATTCCTCAAGATACAGCGAAAGTGATTTGGGATGAAAATATTAAAATTAGGAATGAGATGCTTAATAAATTAGGCACTATAGAGATAACTACTGATATAGGTGAGTAGTATGATTTTGTTAGAAAAGAATCAGGAGGAGATGGAAGCTCTTGCTGATGAGTTTGAAGACCGTTTCGATGAAATCTTCGCTTTTATTTTTCTTCTAGCAAGTGCCGAAATTTTATTATTGACTTCTACAACTCTCAACAGATGGGATGAGAGATGGAGTAGAATCTTACAGAAAGCGGGTTTTTATGACTTATTACAAGAGTATTCTAAAAGACTTGATGAGATTGATAAGTCAGTACGAAAGATTGCTACAGGAGCAGTCGATAAGAAGAAATTAGCCTTATTAAAGAAGCTGCAGATTAAAGAGTTAGAGAAAATAGGTATTGATGCTGGTCTAAATCTTAAAAAAGGTCTATACAAGCATATAATGGTTGGTGTTACTCAACAAGACCTCGTTAAAGCTATGGCTAAAGATTTACAAGGCTCTAGGTTTAAATCTTATGCTAAGACATATGTTTCTACAGCTATAAATGATTATAGACAACTTCTATTGAATGAAAGAGCGAAACCTACAGATGTTTGGGTTTATGAGGGTGCTGATATTGATAATAAGACTAGAGATTTCTGTAAATGTGTTTTAAATCAGGCAGGGTACTTTAATTATGACCAAAAAGTCGCTATTGAACTTAACCCGAAGAGAAGATACAACTGTAGGCACGGTTTATTCCCTATTAGTGAGGAAGAAGCCCTTAAAAACGGTTATGCAAAAGCTTCTGGAGTTTGTAAATAATGGGAATAAAAGTAAAAAGAAAAGGTCGAACCTTAGAGCGTTTAGCAAGAGAACTTCCTAAGGAAAAAGCTAGGGCTGAGGCTACAGCTGTTACTAAAATTATAGCCTCTATAAAAGCTCGTGTTAAAGACAATGTGAGTCATACAGGCTCAGGTTTCAAGCCTTTAACACCTAAATATAAGAAACACAAAGAGTCTAAAGGTTTAAAAGAGCGATTTGTATATTCTGGTAAGATGATGAAGCAGATGACTTGGAGAAGAATACCCGACGGAGTTAGAATATTCTTCAAAGGTTTAGGAGACACTAAAGCAGCAGCCAGTCACTATAAATATGGTAGACCTTTTCTTAATGTGAATAAAACAGAAGCGAATTTTTTAAAAAGAGAATTGGTTAAAGCATTAAGAAAACTCAATAGATGATATTATAACTTAATTATAACTTAACCTTTCCCTAATTTTATGATATAATAGTTACAGTGAGAAATCACACACTACTTTATATAAGGAAGTCCTATGGAAAACGCAAACCAACCAAATAGCGGTAATGAGAATACATCTACTCCAACAGATGGGAATGTTAATATTTCGCAAGAGCAATTAAACGATTTAATTAACAAAAAGTACGCTAAAGGTGCTGAGAAAGCTAAAGCAGATTTATTAGAAAGTCTTGGAGTTCCAGATGTAGATACTTTAAAAAGTGTCCTTGAAAAGCATAAAGAACACGAAGAAGCTTCAAAATCTGAGTTAGAAAAAGCTCAAGAACTATTAGCGACATTAACGCAAGAGAAAGATAGACTAACAGCTGAGATGAAACAAACTCAGTTCAACAGTAATATCAACGCTCTTGCAGCAAAAGAGGGCATCAAAGAGATTGACTATTTCACTATGGAATATTCAAAAGCTTCAGATGCTGAAGATTTTAAGGTGGAAGATTTTATCGGTAACCTAAGAGAGAGTAAACCTTTTGTTTTCGGACAACAAGCACCAACTCCTCCTAAGACTGACAATTCTTCTAATAGTAAAGGTGAGCCAGCTTCTTGGTCTGAGCGAGTTAAAAACGCAACGACAAAACAAGAACTGGATGCCCTTTATGCAGAATTAAATAACTAAGGAAAATAAAATGGCAGATGTAAAAACAGTAGCAGCAACATTAGATGATTCAATAATCACACTAATTGACCAAGAAGTAATCGTATCAGGTGCGAATAGAAATAAAATTGACCAATTCGTAGAAACTCAAGTAGAAATTGGAGCTAAGTCAATCGACTTCACAATCTATTCTAAATTAGCAGTAGCAACAACAGCTTTAACTGATGGTACAGATGTAGACGCAGCAGCGATGGCAGATTCAGCAGTTACTTTAGAGCCAAAAGAGTATGGTAATGTAGTAACTCCAACTAAATTAGCTAACTTACAAACTGGTGGAAAAGCAGATAGAGCAGCAGCTAAATTAACTGGTATTAATATTGCAGAGACTACTAACAAGTTAGGTCTTAACGCATTAGAAGCTGGTACTAATACTACAGCAGCGTCTACACCAGGTACTTTAGCTAAAGGTGATTTAAGAGGTGCATTTGAGAGATTACAACTAGCAAATATCCCTACTTTTGATAATGGTCTATATGTAGCATTCGTTAACCCAGCTCAAGTATCTGATATTAAAGATGATTACATTTCAATCGCACAGTACACTGACTTAGGTCAGTCTGTATCAGGTGTTGTTGGAGCTTTAGAAGGTTTCATGATTGTTCCAGATTCTCAAGTAACAGCAGGTCAAGTATCTGTGTTCGGTATGGGTGCATTAGGTAAAGCAGTTTCTTCTGAAGTTGAGACTAAAATTACTGGACCTTTCGATAAACTTGGAAGATTTGTAAACATCGGATGGTTAGGTACAATTGAGTACGGAATCGTAGATGACAATGCAATTGAAATAATTACTGGTGCGTAGTAATGAACGCTCTTAGAACTTGTACTTGGGGTTGTAACGACAACAAGTATGAGCTTGAAAAAGGTCAAAAAGTGGACATTAAGTCTACTGACCTTGAGCAAGCAAAAGCAAGTGGTTTATTTGATTTATCTACATTAGTAGTAAAGAAACCACGAAAGAAAAAAGTAGAGGAATAATTTTATGGCATTTCCAACGATAACCAATGCAGATATTGTAATAGCTTCACCTTTGTTAATAGCTGATTATATAGCAAAAGCAAACAGCGGTAGCACAACTACAGTTGTATCTAAGGCTTTAAAAGGTTTAGATGAGGACGAGATAGAGGGTGCTTATATTTGTTTTATTAATGGTGACAACGCTGGAACAG